ATGGCTGTCCAGTTTCTGCATCAGGGTCTCCTTGATGAGGAGGATCTTGGAATCCAGGCTCAAAGGGGAACATCAAGTCAGCAAAGTTAGGATGAACTCCAGCAGCGATCATCTTATTAGGAAGATCTCTTAATGACTGACGATAATCTTTCCACTGTTGCTTAAGTGCATCAGGCATATCTTCTGCAATCTGACCATCAGTATTAGCAAGAACACTGTCTCTATGTTTTCTAACATGATCCCATGTCTTGTCCTCATCAACACCGTTTAACTTTTCTCTAGGTGTGAATGTACCGATAGTGATGTCATCAGGTCCAGCACTGCCAGGATTTGCAACTCTGATAGTATCCCAGTTGTAGAAATCATCAGGGAAGATAGTTGAAGAATATGTGAACTGAGGATACACACTTCCGTCCACCTCTGGAGAGCCAGGATGGTTTAGATCTGTACCAGCACCTCTATCTTCTTCTTTCTCGTTGACAACAGGTCCTCTTAACTGACAGATAAGAGTGTGTAAATCAGATCTAGCACAGTCCACTTCATACCACTGTACAACATCTAGGGGTTTTGGACGACCATCTGCGATGTCATCTTCTGTGAGAGGTCCATATACCTCTTTTCCTTCTGCATTAATTTGCAGATAAATTTTGTCGGGACCATCATAAGTTTGGTCTCTTTGGTTTCCATCAGACATAGAGTGGTCTGTAAGGAAAGCATTGGGAAGATTTAACTTCCACTGATGTTCGATAATCTTTGTTGCCATTTTGGATTTCTTCGGGTTTACTCCTTCGGGACTATTTATAAAAAAAAGAGGGTTATAAACCCTCTAGTAGTCGGAATCTGCAACGCACATCCCTAAACAACGTATTTTATTTGTAGCAGTTCTCTTACAATGTTTGCAAAGAATCTTAGACGTAGGTGATTTTAACGAGTCCTGATCCACCTTGTCCGCCTTGTCCACAGCATCTTCCACAGTAGTTACTGTTTGCACCTTGTCCTCCGTGTCCATAGGGAACTGTCCAGCAACCGCAACGCATCCAACACTGTCTTTGTCCGTAAGAAACACCAAGAGTTCCGATGAATGGAGCACCTGTTGGTAATCCTTCGTTATAGAAACAGTGACAGTTGAATCCGTCAGGTCTGTATGAGTTACCACCGTGGTTACCCATTCCAAAGTCTCCACCGTGGGCGCCAGGTTGCATACAGCAAGTATGGAATGATGAATAACAGTTTGATGACCAGTCACCAGTTGCACAACCTCTAGTACCACCTAAGGCACAGAAGTTAGAAAGGTTATATCCATTTACATAGGAGTTACATCCGCAACACCCTGTACACTCCCTAGAACAACACCTGTAAACACCAGCAGCACATACAGTGTATTGACAACCAGAATTAGTTGAGATAGTTCTTGTATTATAGTATCCACCACCAGCACCGTGCCAGTTTTGACATCTGTTACATGAACATGCACCGTGTCCGTTTCCTCCAGCACCCCAAATTTCCCAAGTAATTCTTGTCACTCCAGTTGGAACAGTCCAGTTGCAACAGCAGCCAGGTGTACAGTAACATGGATGACCATAGACCCATTTTACACACCAGTTTGAGAATGAACCAGCCTGAACCTTCGATGAAGTGATCGAAGCATCAATGATTCTGTCATTTGAGACTTTTTTATAACTTGAATAAGAAGCCATTTACTTTCCCTTAGAAGTATGTAATTTTGACGAGTCCGCCACCGCCAGTACCACCCTGACCGCAACATCTACCACAATATGTAGACATCGCACTCTGTCCGCCGTGACCATAAGGTACGATCCAACAACCACAACGAATCCAACATTCTCTAATAGACTGAGTAACTTGTGTACCAATCAACGGTGCAGAAGTAGGTCTCTGACCGTAGTGGTAACAGTGACACCAACCTCTGTAAGTATCGTGTCTAGATACAGACCAGATAGAACCGTGGTTACCAATTCCGAAGTCTCCTCCGTTATTGCCAGGAGCACGACAACAGGTGTTCAAGGAGTTACAAGCAGTTGTCCAACTTGGGTTAGCGTTACCTCTACATCCACCAATAGCGCAGAAGTTAGAGAGGTTATATCCATTTACATAGGATGAACAACCTATGCAACCATAACATTCTCTAGAGAGACATCTGTAAACACCAGCAGCACATACAGTATATGAACAATTACTGTTGGTTTGAATCATCTTGGAGTTGTAGTATCCTCCACCACCAGCTTGATAGTGTTGACATCTGTTACATGAACATGCACCAGTACCATTTCCTCCAGCACCCCAGGCCTGAACCCACATGTTGTTCACTCCCGAAGGAACTGACCAGTTGCAGCAACAACCAGCCGAACAACGACACATGATGCCGAATACCCATTTTACGCCGTAGGTACAGTTTGGAGAACTACTAAAACTGTTAGCATTGAGGGTATTATCCTCTAACTGATCTCCATTAATCTTTTTGTATGATGAATAACTTGCCATTTCTGTTTAAATTCCTAGACGTAAGTGATTCTTACAACACCAGAGCCGCCTTGACCGCCCTGTCCACAACAACGACCACAGTATGTAGTCATTGCACCTTGTCCACCAGTCGCATAAGGAGCAGTCCAGCAACCGCAACGTGACCAGCACTGTTCCAACATAGTCTCAACACCTTCAGATGTTAAGAATGGAGCACCTGATGACATTGTGTTTGCAACCGCACCAGTACAGTGACAGTTCCAGTGACCTGACCAACCTTTTTGGTGAGGAGCCATTGCGAAGTCTCCACCCCATGTTCCAGGCGATACACAACACCAGTTTCTAGATGTACATCTGACAGACCAGTCTGGGTTTGCACAACCTCTTGCACCACCATGAGCACAGAAGTTACTTAAGTTGTGACCGTTAACGTATGAAGCACATCCGTTACATCCATTACATTCTCTAGAACAACATCTGTAAACTCCACCAGCACATACACGATACTGACAACCAGCAGATGTACTAATTGTTTTAGTATTGTATGCACCTCCAGAAGCAGCTTGATAGTGTTGACATCTGTTACATGTACAATGTCCGTGTCCGTTTCCTCCAGCACCCCAGAGTTCGATAGTTAGTTTACCTACTCCAGATGGTACAGTCCACAAACAACAACAGCCAGGTGTGCAATAACAAGGATGTCCATAGAACATCTTGACGCAATAATCTGGAGTCACACCCGACACTAACTTGTTGATACCAATAGTACCAGCAGTTAGTTGGTCTGATCTTACTTTTCGATATGATCTATAGTTGGCCATTTACGATCCTAAAAGGGTTTGAATAAAAAACATAATATAAAGGATCTCAAATTAGATGGAGAAGATTCTCCAACCGTATGTGGAACCAGAGTAAACGAGGGTAAATGCAGCACTTTCTGTGGAAACAGTTAAGTTAGCATTGTCACCTTGGATTGGTCTACCGTTTCTAGAAACAATCAAGTTGTTTGAGTCGAAGGTCTTAGCAACGTCCATGAATGTAATCTCAGCACCTAAGTCAGGAGATGCAGGGAGTGTAGCAGTTACCTGACCACCACCTGTGTTCACGAAGTATGTGACTCCAGAAGTAGCACTGAAACTTGAAGAAACAGTACTGTATGTCTTAACACCAGGCTGAATCCATGAAGTACCGTTGTAGTACTCAAGAGCACCCAAGGTAGTGTTGAATCTCAACGCACCAGTGTTGAACTCATCGTCAACGCCGCCAGGTCTTTGAGCAGTTGTACCAACAGGAGGTGTCATTGCCTTGATACCCATTGAACCGCGAGTTAAGAATCCCTTAACCGCAAATTCTGTAGGACATGCAGTGTTTGAGTTACCAGCAAGTGTCTCATCAGAGGAGAACTCGTTGATTGCCTCACCGACCTGACCACCGATAGCACCCAGTCTCAATTCTGTCAAACCAGACAAGTTGAACGCGGAAGCATCCAATGTTGCACGACCAGTCAACTGGTCAACGGAGAAGAAGTCTCCAACTCGGAAGTTACCACCTTGGTCGGTAGATACGAAGAA